TTATATCAAAAACAGGTCAGATAGGCGAAGTGTATAGCATACAAAATTTAAAAATAGCCTTACCTAAAGCGGTAGAAGTTGATACTGAAAATAATAAATGGACACCAAAAGAGTATCCTAAAGAACTTAAATCTATTAAAAGTATATTTGACTGGAAAGATTATCCAGATGAATTTAAAAAAAGATGGCATGGGTATATTGATAAAGAGTTTGCTAAAAGAGATGAAGGCCATTGGTTCCAGAACAAAAAGATTGCTACCTATATTACTGGCACTCATTACATGTACTTGCAGTGGACCAAGATTGATGTTGGGAGACCAGATTTTAGGGAAGCAAACAGATTATTCTTTATATTCTGGGAAGCTTGCAAAGCAGATACAAGATGCTACGGAATGTGTTACCTTAAAAACAGACGTTCAGGTTTTTCATTTATGGCATCCGGAGAAACTGTTAATTTGGCCACAGTATCATCTGATTCAAGATACGGTATATTATCAAAGTCAGGTGCTGATGCAAAAAAAATGTTTACAGATAAAGTTGTACCAATATCCATCAACTATCCGTTCTTTTTCAGACCCATACAAGACGGTATGGACAGACCGAAAACAGAACTTGCATATAGAGTACCAGCTTCAAAGTTTACTCGTAAAAGATTTGAGTCTAAAAACAAAACTCAAGATATAGCTGGATTAGATACAACTATTGATTGGAAAAATACAGGGGACAACAGTTACGATGGTGAAAAGCTCGCGTTATTAGTGCATGATGAAGCAGGTAAATGGGAACGTCCAGAAAACATTCTTAACAACTGGCGAGTTACAAAAACTACGCTTAGATTAGGTTCAAGAATAATTGGTAAGTGTATGATGGGTTCAACATCAAATGCTTTAGATAAAGGAGGAACAAATTTTAAGAAACTATATAATAATTCAGATGTTACGAAAAGAAACGCCAATGGCCAAACTCGCTCAGGATTATATTCTTTGTTCATACCTATGGAATGGAACTACGAAGGATTCATTGATATGTATGGAATACCTACGTTCGACACTCCTAAAGAAGAAACACTTGGTCCACAAGGAGATCCAATAGAGATAGGAGTAATAGAGCATTGGCAAAACGAAGCTGATGGATTAAAAAATGATCAAGATGCTTTAAATGAATTTTATAGGCAGTTTCCTCGTACAGAGGAGCATGCTTTTAGAGATGAAGCAAATAACAGTATATTTAACTTAGTTAAGATATACGAACAAATAGATTATAATGAAGATTTAAAAAGCTCTGCTGGGATAACACAAGGTAATTTTCAGTGGGCTATGGGTAGTAAAGATTCAAAAGTAGTATTTTACCCTGATAATAATGGTAGATTTAAAGTTAGCTGGGTTCCACCAGTTCACTTACAAAATAATGTAATTATTAAAAACGGTAGAAAAACACCTGGTAATGAACACATGGGAGCATTTGGTTGTGACTCATATGATATATCAGGAACTGTAGACGGAACAGGATCTAAAGGTGCATTGCATGGGTTAACAAAGTTTTCTATGGAAAACTGTCCACCCAATCAATTCTTTTTAGAGTATATAGCAAGACCTCAGACCGCTGAGATCTTCTTTGAGGACGTTCTAATGGCACTTGTATTTTATGGGATGCCTATACTTGCAGAAAATAATAAACCACGTCTATTGTATTATTTAAAAAGGCGAGGTTACAGAGGTTACTCAATGAATAGACCAGATAAATCTTGGAATAAATTATCTGTTGCAGAAAAAGAAATAGGTGGTATACCTAATTCAAGTGAAGATATTAAACAAGCTCACGCGGCTGCAATAGAAATGTATATACAAGATCATGTTGGTTTAAAAGGAGATGGTACTTATGGAAATATGTATTTTAACTCTACTTTAAACGACTGGGCTGGATTTGATATAAATAAACGAACTAAATACGATGCCGCAATAAGTTCTGGCCTAGCGGTTATGGCTTGTAACAGGCATCTATATACTCCACACGCATCAATGGAAAAACAAAAATTAAACATAAGTTTTGCTAGATATAAACAAGCTGGCATGCGATCAAAAATAATAGAATAACATGGCTGAATCAGTTGTAAAAGGTTACTTTCCAAGTCAAATCGCAAGCGATTTAGAAAAGAATAGCCAAGAATATGGTTTAAAGGTTGCTAAAGCTATAGAGTCTGAGTGGTTTAAAAGAGATTCAGGTACTAATAGGTTTTATAGTAATTCTAATGAGTTTCATAGATTAAGATTATATGCAAGAGGAGAACAAAGTATACAAAAATATAAAGACGAATTATCAATTAATGGTGACTTATCTTATTTAAACTTAGATTGGAAACCAGTACCTATTATACCTAAATTTGTAGATATAGTAGTTAATGGTATATCTGAAAGAGCTTATGATATAAAAGCTTTTTCACAAGATCCATATGGTGTTAGTAAAAGAACTAAGTATATGGAATCGATACTTAGAGATATGCAAACTAAAGAGTTAATACAGTTTGCTAAAGAAAACTTTAATGTTGATATGCAAGAAAATCCTACTGAAGAGTTACCAGACTCTAAAGAAGAACTTGACTTACATATGCAATTAAACTATAAACAAGCTGTTGAAATAGCTGAAGAACAAGCTATAAACACATTGTTAGAAGGTAACAAGTATGAATTAACTAGAAAAAGGTTAAACTATGATCTTACTACAATAGGTATAGCAGCTGTAAAAAATACTTATAATACATCTGAAGGTGTTAAGGTTGAATACTGTGATCCAGCTAATATGATATACTCATACACTGAATCACCTTATTTTGACGATATATATTATGTTGGAGAAATAAAATCACTACACTTAAATGAGGTTAAAAAACAATTCCCTGATTTAACTAATGAAGATTTAAACAACATAACTAAACAAGGTGTTCACAACACTGGTTTGTTTAATAGAACAGTGTCTGAGACAAATAACTTAGATAAAAACACAATACAAGTATTATACTTTAATTATAAAACATATGCTAACGAAGTATATAAAGTTAAAGAAACTGCAACTGGTGCTACTAAAATTATTATAAAAGATGATAGTTTTAACCCACCGGGTTTAGACGAGCAATTAGAAGCTAGATATGGAAAAATGTCTAGATCTATAGAGGTTCTATATGAAGGAGCGTTAGTTTTAGGTACGCAAAGATTATTGAAATGGGAGCTTGCTAAAAACATGATGAGACCTAAAAGTGATTACACTAAGGTTAAAATGAACTACAACATCGTAGCTCCAAGAATGTACAAAGGTAGAATTGAATCACTAGTCAGTAGAATAACTGGTTTTGCAGATATGATACAGTTAACTCATTTAAAGCTACAACAAGTTATGTCAAGAATAGTACCAGATGGTATATATTTAGATGCTGATGGTTTAGCTGAAATTGATTTAGGTAACGGTACGAATTATAATCCTCAAGAAGCATTGAATATGTTTTTTCAAACAGGTTCTATATTAGGTAGATCATTTACATCTGAAGGTGATATGAATCCTGGTAAAGTACCTATACAAGAAATAAATAGTGGTTCTGGTGGTTCTAAAATGCAAACGTTAATACAAACTTATAACTACTATTTACAAATGATACGTGATGCAACTGGTCTTAACGAGGCTAGAGATGCTAGTACACCTGATAGCAATGCTTTAGTTGGTATACAAAAGCTTGCTGCTGCAAATTCAAACACAGCGACAAGACATATATTACAAGCTGGTTTATTCTTAACGTCTGAAACAGCTGATTCATTATCGCTTAGAATATCTGATATTTTAGAGTATTCACCAACAAGAGATGCTTTTATACAAGCTATAGGTTCTCATAATGTATCTGTTTTATCTGAAATGCAAGAGTTACATCTTTATGATTTTGGTATATTCTTAGAATTAGCTCCTGACGAAGAAGAAAAACAATTACTTGAGAATAACATACAAGTAGCTATAGCACAGAAAATGATAGATCTTGATGACGCAATAGATCTTAGAAATATTAAAAATATAAAACTTGCAAACCAACTACTTAAAATACGTAGAAAGAAAAAACAAGAAAGAGATCAGCAGATGCAAGAAAGAAATATTCAAGCACAAGCACAAGCTAATGCTCAAGCTCAACAAGCTGCGTCTCAAGCTGAAGTACAAAAGCAACAAGCTCTTATACAGATACAAACAGCATTAGAGCAAACTAAAGCTCAACTTGATTTACAAAAGCTTCAACAAGAAGTTAATAGTAAAAAAGAATTAATGCAGTTAGAATTCCAGTTAAATATGCAATTAAAGCAATTAGAGAATCAAACTGTTAACGATAAAGAAAAATACAAAGAAGACAGAAAAGATGAAAGAACAAAAATTCAAGCATCTCAACAGTCTGAATTAATAGATCAAAGGAATAA